GTTGCCGTTGTTTTGTTACGCGCGCACTATTTTCCCAAAACGCCGGTCTAACCGTCAATACGGAGGAGTTTTTACCTATGGCTCGACCCAAGATCGCCCGCACTGTGCGCGAATTGCGCGCCCTGCTCGACGAGGCCGACAAGCTGCAGCGCTCCGCGACCGAGGCCGGCAGCTACGTCGCCGCCGAGCGCCTGCTCCGTACGAAGCGCGACTTGCAGGCCGATCTCCGCGCCGCTGAGGAGGCCGAGCTCGCCGCGCTTGAGGCCGATCGGGCGCAGACTCCCGACGCCATGCTGGATCAGGTGATCGCGCTCGTGCCCTCGTTGCCCGATGCCTTCGTCGATCGCCTCGCCGAGGCCATCGAGCAGCGTCGTCGCCCGCGCCTCGTGCACTTCGGGCGGTGACGTGATCGACGTCGAGGCGATGCGCGCGATCCTCGCCGGGGTGCAGGCCGCCGCGGCGGACCGCGCACGCGACCCGATCGCCGCCATGCGGTGGCTGCCCCTGCAGAGGGCGTTCCTGGCCGACACCCACTGGGCGAAGCTGATCCGCGCGGGCAACCAGACGATCGGCAAGACCACGCCGGCCCTCGCCGAGGTGATCGGCCGGTGCCGCGGGCGCCATCCCCTGGGCGTCGCCGTGCCGCCTCCGCCGATCCAAGCCTACATCATCTGCGCAAGCTGGCAGCAGAGCCTTGGGATCCAGGAAAAACTGGCCGCGCTCCTGCCTTGGGGCGAGCTTGACCCGCGCACGGCTTACACAGTGGAGCAAGGCTTCGCCCCGATCAAGTCGCCAGTTGTCAAGTTTCGCAACGGGTCATTGATTCGGATCAAGACAGCGGGCCAGGATACGATCAGCTTCGCCGGCGCGTCGATTGATGTGGTCCTCTTTGACGAGCCACCGAGCTCGACCCGCCTCTTGGTCGAAGCGGCGAAGCGCCTCGAGGACCGCGGCGGCGTCCTGCTCATGAGCTTGACCCCGATCAACGCACCCGACGAGACGATCGAGCACTTGCGCTCGCTCTGCGAAGCCGGGACCATCCACGACCATTGGCGACCGCTGACCGAAGCGGAGCTCATCCCGGTCGGCACGTCGAAGCCAGTCACCACGGCGTCAGGTGTCCCCAAGGATGCAGCGTGGATCGCCAAACTCGGCGACTTGTGCGACGACTGGGAGCGGCCGATCGTGGTGGACGGCGCATGGAGGGGCGGTACCACCGATCGATACTTCAGCCGATGGTGCTCGGCGAATATCTCGCCGGCCCTGCCCGACGCGCCAGAGTTTACCGTCGCCATCGGCGTTGACCACGGCGACCGACCCGGCAAGCAGATCGCTCTCCTGCTCTACGTCGATGAACGCGACTCCGAGGCGCCGGTGGTGCACGTCATCGACGAGTACGTCGACGCGACCGGCGTCGCCCAACCGCGTCACGATGCCGAGGGGATCCTCTCCATGCTGGAGCGCCACGGGCTCCGGTGGTCCGACGTCGACCTTGCGCACGGCGACCGCGTTCACATGCCCGGGACCGGCGGTCAGAAGAGCAACAAGGATCTGGCGGCGCACATCGCGAAAGAATTGTTTCGCACGGGGCAGATCGGCAACGGGGCCCCGGTGCAGATTGAAACCGTAAAACGCGGAGAGGGCCGCGCTGGTAGTCTGCGGATCGGGGCGCGATACGTCTACCACCTAGTGTCGTCGGGTCGCCTGACCGTGCACCCGCGGTGCCGGCGGCTTATCGACTCCATGGAGCGGTGGGATATGCGCGACTCGGACTATAAAGACCCGGTGGACGCCCTGCGCTACGCCCTTGACCCTTGGATCTTCGGCGAGCGGTCGCGCCGTCGGTCGTCTTCCTCTGTAGTCCGCTTCGGGTGATGCATGTCTTCGATGCCCGTCCACGTCCCGCCCGCTCCCACAAACCGCGAAGACTCGGAACGCTGGGAGCACACCCGCCGGCGGCGGCGGATGCTTTACGGGCGGTGGATGACCGACCTCGAAGACGAGCTCCGGCGTCGGGTCGGGTCGGTGCGCGCCGACGCCTGGGGGACGCCGGACCTGAGCGCCAACCCCTTTCGCAAAGCGGCCGGCGGTCGGGCGACTCTGTACGATCGGCCTTGGACGATCGAGCACGACGACGCCGCCGCGGCGGTCGTCCTGTCGCGGCACATGGATCTCGCCGGCGCGATCCCTCTCCTCCAGCGACTGCAGCGCGACACGCTCGGACTGCGCGAGATGCTCCTCGACGTCCAGGGCGTGACCCGCTCGGACGGATCGTACGACGTCCTTCTTCGGCCGGTCTACCCAGACCTGGTCGTCGGCGTTCCCGACCCGCTGCAACCGGATCAGCCGGTCGAGCTGCGGGAGTACCGGATCCGCACCGTCGGCCGGGAACCCCAGTGGGTGGTCGACGTGTACCGCGTCGGTCAGCCCATGCGCGTCGAGTCGATCCGCGGCGATGAGATCCGCGGCCTGGGCGACGGTCGCGAGGGGATCCCTCACGTCCTCTACCATGCGGCGATGACCGGGGCGCTCTGGGATCCCTTCGAGGAGCAAGAGCTGTACTGGGGGACGCTGTCGGTCGCCGTGCAGTGGACGTTCTACCTGCACGTCTTGCAAGACGCGAGCTGGCCCCAGCGGTACTCCATCGACGTCGCTTGGGGCCCGGCGTCTCCCGAAGGCTCCGGGGCGGCGGCTCGGAGCGCCATCGTCACTGACCCGTCGACCGTGCTGCAGGGCACGCGACGCGAGATCGAGACCCAGCCGATCGTGGGGCAGTGGCAGAGCGGAGGCAACCCGACCGAGATCGCCCAGGGGATCCAGGGGTATGAACGCCGGATGGCGGCCTATCTCGACCTTGACCCCGCGGACGCCGCGCGAGTCAGTGGCGATCCTCGCTCGGGCTACGCCCTGGAGATCAGTGCGACCGCGAAGCAGACCGCCCAACAGCGATACGCGCCCGTCTTCCGGTTCGCAGATGAGCGCTTGTGTAGCCGGGTGGCGGAGGAGCTGAATCGCGTCGGCAACCTCGACCTCCCCGTCGACGGGTGGCGCGTGCGCTACTGGTTTGAGGAGGACGAAGCCCCCGAGCTGGAGGAGACCGCCGCGGAAGACGAGGCGGCGCCCGAAGTCGAGGAGCCCGACGACGCCGAGGACACCCAAGACGAAGAGGCGCCCGACGGCGTCGAGGAGAGCGACACATGAGCGAACAAGCGCAGCCCCCGGCGTCGACGACGTCGCCCCCTGCAGACGAGTATGTCGATCAGTCCGGCGGGAAGTGGATCCCCTATCAGCGATTCGCGGCGGTGATCGCCGAACGTGACACGGCGCGGAAAGCGGCAGAGGCCGCCGGGACTGCCACGGCAAAGGCCGCGCAACTCGAGCGCGAACTGACCGGCGCCCGGGAGGAGGCCACCTTGGCGCGTGCCGGGTGGACAGATCCCGAGGCCGTCGAGCTGGCCCGACTGTACCACAACAAACTCCCCGAGGAGTCGCGGCCCGATCTGGTCGGGTGGCTTGGCCAGTTGCGGTCCGACCCGGGCAAGGCGCCCAAGGCCCTGACCCCGTGGCTCGCTCGGACGATCGACGCGCCGACTCCGGTGGCGGCGAGCTCGGCACCGACCGCGGTGCAACCGGTGGCGCAACCGGCGACGACGACGACGGCGCAGGCCCCAGCGACCGCGGGTGCGGCGGCGACCCCGAGCCGCGCGGATGTGTCGCGACTGCAGGCGCTGACAGAGAGGATGGCCCGCGGAGATCGCACGGCGCGGGCGGAGTTTGAGGAGTTGCGGAAGCGCGGCGAGTTGCGCTGACTTGCACGCCGGGCTCGGGTTTGGTATGCCAGATCCGAGACCCAAGCCACTAGGTGCCGCCAACCGTGAAAGGGCGCAACAGGCTACAGCGGTCCGCCGAGTCATATCATGGGTGAGACCTACGCTTCTCTGTTGGCCGATGGCCACCGCCTCTCGCAAGTCATGGCGGCGCAGTGGCAGTACCTGCTCAACGACCCCTTCCGCCTCCCGGCGCATCCGGCCTTCGTTTACGGTGGTCGCGTCAATATGCGCGAATCCAACGTGGTTCGCGTGCGCCGTCTCGGCCTCGGCGGTCGCGATCGCATGCAGCCCCGCGCCGACGGCGCCGCCGCCACGGTGACCGACATCGGCCGCGCCTTTGCTGACGTGACCGTGTCGCCCTTCGCACTCGCGCGGAAGGCGACCGACCTCGCGAAACTGACCGACGGGCTCGGCGAGTTCGATGCGGCGCTTCTCGCGGAAGACTTCTTCGCCAGCTACGAAGGGGCCTTGGTCGACCTGGTCGCAAACTTGCTCGACACCTTCGGGACGCCGATCGGAACCAGCGGATCGAACATGACCTTGGCGACCTTCCTTGCAGGCAAGCAGGTGATGGAAGTCGCGAATAACCGCGGGCCTCTCCTGTTTATCGGCCACACCCAGGCCGTCACCGACCTGCAGAACGATATCGCCACCGCGTCCGCGGGCGCCATCCAGTGGCAGGCGCAGAGCGGGGAGTTCGTGTCTCGCGCCGGTGGGGCGTACAAGGGCTCGTTCTTGGAGACCGAGATCTACCAGACCTCGCGCGCTCCTTCGATGAACGCCGGTGCGGACGTCGCCTCCGCCTTCCTGGGCGCCGGCGCCATCGCTTGGGCCGACGGTATCTCGCCGCTGGACTTCCCGAGCGATCAGGTCTACGTCGGGCCGGTCCTCATGGAGCGCAACCGGGACTCGCTCGGCGCCGAGACCACCTACGTGGGCCACGCGAACATGGGCGTGGTGGAGCTCGACGACGCCGCGGGCCTCACTATCCAGTCCGACGCTCCCTGATCACTCCACCGCCCGGGCATAGTCCCGGGCTCCCGAGGTAGCAGATGTCCAAGCAAGTCAAGCCACCGCCGGCCCCCGTGCCGGCCCCCGCTGACAGCGAGCCCTACGAGATCTTGGGGCGGGTCGCCGCACCGGCGGCCCTCCCGCGGATCCAGACTTCGCCGCCCTTTCTGTACATGTTCCACCCGGAGCGGTGGACCGCGATGGACGACTGCGACGACGGCGCCTTCGTCGTCGTGCCCCAGCTCGCGAAGCTCCCGCTGCTGGGTGGCGTCTCGCGCGTCGAGTCGCGCCGCGATCCGCAGACCGGCCGCGTCCAATACGTGATGGACAACAGCCGATATATCAAGGAACGACGCGGATATATCGTGCTCGACCCCACCGTTGGCGGCGTCCGGTATTGCGTCCCTGTCAGTGTCGAGGGCGGGACCGCGCACGTCTCGCCGTGGGAGCACCCGACCCCGGGCTCCGCACTGGTCGGTCGGACCCGCGGCTACGTCGCGTGGCTGCAGTCGCTGGTCGCCAGTGGGATCCTCCCGCCGCCGACGCCGGTTATCCTCGACAAGCTCGAGCAGGATCAAGCGTCGATCCTCTCGGGCTTGGTCGACCGCGTCGATCGGAACCCGAGTCTCCGCGGGCAGATCAAGCGAACCGAAGCAGCGATCGAGGCGATCCGCGCGGCGCGGATGATGGGGGCGGCATGAGCGACAAGACCGAGTCCGGCGCGAGCGCGCACAGCTCGCGGACGGCGACCGAGCAGCGGGGATATCAGCAGCTGCGGGAGGCGGGGATCACCGCCGACAACGCCCGACGCATTGCGCGTCAGGCGTCCGAACAAGCTCACACCCGCCTTGAGCGGGACAAGAGGTAGAACATGCGCCTGCTCTATACGCTTCTCGCCGCTGGCACCGCCCTCACCAACTCGACCGCCGAGACCGTTCTTGGATCCTACGAGATCCCCGCGAACGGCCTGCAGGCCGGCAAGGTCTACCAGCTGTCGGGCGCCGTCGTCGCCACCGCGACCAACTCCACCGACACCTTGCGGATCCGCGTCCGCGTTGGTCCGACCACGCTGACCGGGACCGTCGTCGCCGACTCCGGCGCGGTCGACGTTGCCAACGGCGACGTGGTCGCGTGGAGCCTGACCGCCACCGTGCGCAACACTGGCTCGACCTCTGTCGTCCTCGTGTCGGGCTTCTGCTCCGCTCCGGGCGCCGAGGGTACCGCTACCGCCCGCGTCGCCTTTGAGTCGCTGTCGCTCGACTCGACCGTGGCCCAGAAGATCGAGGCCACCGGCCTTTGGTCGGTCGCCAACGCCGGCAACTCCTGCCGCTGCGATAGCTTCCTCGTCGCCGAGATGGTCTGACGATGCCCATCGCGGTTGCCTACAGCCCCCGCGTCGACGGGCCCATGCTGGTGCAGCGTGGGCGGGATACGACGCTCGCTCTGGCGGTCTACCGCGGCGGGAGCCTTGCCGCGCCATCGGCTGGCGTTTTTACCCTGTACAACGCCGAGAACGCCTCGGTGGTGACGGGAGCGACGACGCAAGTCGGTGGCGTGGCTACCTATACGGTGCTGGGAACCACCACGTCCGCGCTTACCCTGGGCGACGCGTGGCGCACCGAGTGGGCGTTGACAATGCCCGACGGGGTGGTGCATACCTTCCGGGAGCCCGGCGCACTGGTTCGATGTGTGCCGGCGATGGCGGCCTCGGATGCCGATATTTGGCGGCGCGTCCCGACGCTGTCGCCGCACCAACCGGGGGTGCAGCCGTTGATCCCTGGGATGACGCTGCAGCCGTACCTCGAAGAAGCGTGGCGCGAGATCACGCAACGCCTACTGCGCGCCGGCCGTCGCCCGTGGCTGGTCGTCGGGACGTCCGAGCTGGTGACTCCGCACGTCTTGTTGACCCTGGCGCTGGTCTTCGAGTCGTTGACGACGCGCGCCAACGAGGCGTATCTCGAACAAGCCAAGCTCTACCGCCAGCAGTACGAAGGCGCCTGGGTTCAGGTCTCGCTGACCTATGACGTCGGCGACGACGGGCAAGCGGACCCCACGCCCGTCACCGCGGCGGGCAGTCTCTGGACCAACGCCCGCGGCCTGACCGGCACCCGGTGGGGGACGCCTTGGGGGCGCTGACCGCCGGCGACGTGGTGCGCGAGATCGCGACCGCGGTGCAGACGCTTCCCGGGTGGCGGATCTCCCCGTTCGCCGCGGGGAACTTTCCTGGCGACCCGGAAGGATGGGGGCATAAGGCTTTCACGGTGGAGGCCCGGTCGACTCGACTGGCACCTGGTCCCGAGTCGTCGCGCATCCGGCGGGCGGCGCTCGGCCGCGCCGACACGGCGATCGCGGTCCGGTGGATCTGGCGACTGCCGGAGGGGTACCAGTGGTCCGAGTACTGCGCCGCGCTTGACGGGGAGGCCGCGCTCCTGGTCGCCCTCACCCGGGTGTCGGGCGGACCCGGGTCGTCCGACGGGCTACACGTGGATTGGTCGGATACCGTATCGCGCCAGACCGTCGCTGACGGGACGTGGCTCCTGTCCGAGATCGCGGGCACAGCCCGGCATATGCTTACCATTCAGTGAGGTGATACCGTGGCTCTTTCCTCGCATATCAAGAACTTTGCCCAGGGACGTCTGAAGATCATCGACGGATCGGGGACCACCCTCACGATCCCGTACGAGATGGGCGACCTCGCGATTGACGGCTTGAAGCGCACTCTTAATGAGGAGGTGCCGTTTGAGGCGCGCGGGAAGTATCGCGGCTCGGGCCACGGGGCGCGCGTTTACCCCACCGCGCAGTTTTCCGCGATGCTGGCGGAGCTCACGAACGTGACCGCCGGCGTCATCATGGACTTTCTGCTGGTCCGAGGCGGATACTCGGGGATCACGAACACGGCCGGCACCGGTCCGCGTCCGCTCATGGCGCACCTGCGCTGGGAGCTGGAGGGGACCGACTACGGCGACGACGCCGACGGGAGCCTCGAGCTGAAAGACTGTCACTTCTCGTTCCAGATCGCGGAAGATTCGGGCGGCGGCCCGGCGAAGTTCACGATCTCCGCCACCGCCCGCGGCGCCGTGTATGTCAACGGCGTCGCGTACGCCGACCAGATCGCCTAACCACCCAGGGAGTCCCTACCATGTCCGAGACCGAGACCACCTCTGACGCGCCCGACGCGTTGGACACCGTCGAGATCGGGAACCAGACCGTCCGCCTTCGCGCGCCAAGCGACATCGTCGTCGCTTGGGAATGTCTGGCGCTTCAATCGCCGATCCGCGCGGGAGCGATGGCTCTTTACCTGTGCTGGCCCGACGACGTCCGAGGACGCCCTCGGGTGTCGTATGCGAAGGTCGGCCACAACCCGTCGAATTTCGCGCATGCGATCTTCACCGAATGGTCGGCGCAAGTCGATCCGGCGGATCTTGTGATCGCCGGGGTGCGCGCCCTGTCGTTCTTGCGCCTGCACCTTCCCACCGGGCAGCAGATCGCAGAGGCCCGGGGTTTTTCGAGGCCGGGGACCAGGGTCGACTGAAGCGCGCGATCCTGCAGATCGAGCGCGAATGGTCGAAGGCCCCCGGCTGGTTCGCGACGCTTGACCGAGAGACCCAGGCGACCCTGATCGCCGAGCTTCAGACGAGGGGGAGAGATGCCAAAAAAGTCGCCCCCACGCTGGACGGTCGGAAGCGATAGCCCGATCAAGATGGATCGGGACTTCGCTGCCGAGCTTAGGCAGGCCGCCGCGGAGCTGCTGCCCGACGCTTTGCCAACGATGGAGGCGGGCGTCGACGCTTTCCGGGTCGACATCTCCAAGGCGTGGCCAGTCTCGCCGACGAAGAAGGGGAAGCGCCTGAGCGGAAACCCGGTACCCTCGGCGACGACGTGGGCATCCTTCGGATCGGTGACCACGGGCGGGCTGGTGGGCTCGATCGGGAACCCGGCGCGATACACGTATCTTGTGAAGTCGAGTCAAAACGGGCTAAGCAAGACCAGATCGGCCTATCAGCAGCTGGTCAAAGATCCCGCACGTCAGGTCGCAAGCAAGCTAGGCGCCGACCTGGCGAAGTCGATCGTCAAGACCATCACGTCCGACACCTGAGGCGCACATGGCCACCGAGCAGATCCGGCTTCAGTTCATTGCCGACATGGACCAGCTTAAAAGCCAGATGCTGGCCGGCGGCGCGTCTGTCGAGGAGACCGAGAAGCGGATCCAGAAGCTGGCGAAGGCCTACAAGGTCGCCGAGAAGGCAGCGGACAAGCTGGCAAGGGAGCAGGAGGACAGCGCCAAGAAGACGCAGTCTGCGCTAAAGGCTATCGAAGGGCTCGGACGGGTGATGGGCGGCCCGTTGGGCGCGGCGACCGGGGCCCTCGGCGACTTGTCCGACACTGCAGAGGGCGCGACCGGGGCGATCGGCGCAATGGGGACCGCGGCGATCGGGACCGTCGGAGGGGTAACGGCGGCCCTCGGGGCGGTCGCCGCCTACGCCGGGGCAATGGTGGCGCTCGGGGACGCCGCGACCGAGGCGATCGCGCGCATGGATGAGATGGGCCGCGGGTCGCTCATCACCCAGGAGCAGCGCGACGCGGTCGCCGAGTATAACGTCGAGATGAACAAGCTGTCTCTTCAGATGGACCGGCTAACGCTGGTTATGGCGGAGGCGTTTCTCCCGGCTTTTAACGATATCGCGGGCGCCGTTTCGCAGTCGATTGACGACTGGGCGTGGCTCGCCGATCACTTCGGGATCACGGCGGAACGTTTCGCAACCCTGACCCGTCTGTGGACCGACGCCCACCCGGTCCTAGCCGTGCTGTCCGGCGACGTGACGAACCTTCGCGAGGCCCTGGCGGACCTGTGGGGTGGTCAGGAGCAAGTCGCCGAGGCGACGACGAAGACCGGCAAGAGCTTCTTCGAGTTGGCGAAGGCCGCGACGTCGACCACCGAGATCACGGCCGGTCTAGATGAGCACCTGAAGAGCCTCGAAGGAAGCCAGCGCAAAGCGGGCGACGCCTCGAAGGAGCACGAGCAAGCGCTCGCCAAACAGGCCGCCGCGACCGCCGCGCTTGAGGGGATCCTGCAGTCGGCGTCCGAGTCGACGATGACGAGCGAAGAGAAGATGATCGCGAAGTACGATGAGAAGATCGCGAAGATCGCCGAGCTTGAGGCGGTGTCGCAAGATCACGCGCTCGCGGACACGGCTCGGGCGGCGGTCCTCGCGGAGATGACCGCGGCTCGTCAGGAGGAAGAGGACAAGGTCAACGCGAAGCGGGCGGAAGAAGCCGCGAAACTGGCGGCCGACAAGGCGGCGGCGGACCAGCAAGCGCATGATCAGTGGGTCGCCTTTAGCGAGATACAGAAGGCGGTAACCAAGGAACTCAAAGACGCCCAGACTGAATACATCTTGAACCAGCTAAGCCTAGCGGATCAAGTCTACAGCGGCGTGGCGGACCTCGCGGTGTGGGCGATCGACAAGCAGATTGAGTCGATGGGCCACCTGAGCGATAGCGAGAAGAAAGAGGCCAAGCGCCTTTGGGCGCTGCGTCAGGGGGCGGCTATCTCGTCGATCGTGATGTCCGGCGCGGTCGCGTACATGAACGCGTTGGCGACCTTCGCGCCGTCCGGGTGGCTCGCGCCTATCCTCGCCGCCGCGGTCGTCGGCCCGCCCACGGCCCTGCAGATCGCGCAGGTGGCGTCCGAGTCGCCGCCGAGCTTTGCCATCGGTGGCGTCGTCGAAGCCGATCATCGCATGATCCAGGCCTCCCCGGGTGAAGGCGTCGTCACCCGCCGCGGGATGTCCGCGCTCGGACCGGACGGCCTGGCGGCCCTGAATCGCGGACGCCAGGGCGGCGGAAGCGGCGACGAACTCGTGATGCGCTACCGGCACCGCGACCTGTCGATCGTCCTGCGAGACCACCTGCGGTTAGACACGCCGTTGGCGCGGGCGCTGGATGGGGCTACTGTACCCGGGAGGCGCACCCGATGACCACCGACCTCCGCGGACTGATCTACCCTGACCCCCGGTTGACGCCCGCGTCGATCGTCGCGGCGGCGAGCTCCTACACCCAGACGGGCGGGCTTGCGGGTCAGCCGTCAGGGAGCGCAGAGGCCGCGGGCCTGGAAACGGCCGGAACGCCGCCGGCTTCTGGCTACCTGGAGATCAAGACGACTCGCGGGGGGTTCGCCGGATCCAACCGGACCGCGGCGGGCTTCGTGTGGAGGGACTCGGCGGCGGGCGCGTGGCACGGCCTGGACGAGCCGTGGCGGGTCGCGGGCTGGGAGTGGGTCGTCAGGCGAGCGAACGGCGGCTCGGACAGCGACACCCGGCCGCATGTGATCGAGTTGGCGTCCGGCGCCGTGCTCCTGGCGACTCACCGGGCGACGGCGTCAGCCCAGCGGGTGGACGTGCGCAAGCTGACCCCGGGTGTCGGATGGGGCGCGGCGGTCACGGCCTCGAGCGGCTCGGACATTCCGACCGCGTCGCACCCTGCGCTACTGCAGCTCCCGAGCGGGCGCGTGCTTCTTTATCACTGGACCACTGCGTCAGACGCCGCCTATCTCCGGGTGATGGCGAGCGACGACGACGGCGCCACGTGGCAGACGGTCGCCGACCGAGTCGGTCTCCCTCTGGCGATCGCCGCCGGGACGTACACCCTCGGACGCCTCCGGGCCGCGTATAGTCAGGGGACCGTGGTCGTCTTCGCGAGCCTGCTTGACAACGTGACGTCGCGATACGTCGCCCAACAGTGGGCCTCGGATGCGAACGGCTACACGCTGACCGAGGTCATCCTCGGCGACTCGGCGACCGCGGCGAGCGCGGACGGGGAGAAGGCCCGCGCCGTCGAGGTAGTGGCGCATCCGGGCGGCGGTTTTGTGATGACCTACTACCACCCGCCCTCTCTGGAGTGGCGGGCGCGTCAACTGTCGAGCGCCTGGACTCCGTACATTAACGGGTCCGAGCCCGTCGAGATCCCCAGTTTCACGACGGCGGACCCGACCCAGTCGGCTCTTTGGTACGTCGGCCGGACGCTGTACATCTTGACGCCCTGGACGTCCGGCGGCGCGACCTACGCCCAGATCGCATACTCCCGAGACGACGGGAGCAAGTGGTTTTACGGCCGAGCCTGGACGGGCGACGCCGACCTCGACCCGTCGCAGCTGACGGCGTGTCAGGTGCGCGGGCAGACCGTCTTCGTGGGGCGGGTGGCGACGACGACGCAGGCCTTTGATACAGACAGCTTGATCGCGCACTATGCGGGCGGCTGGTCGTCGCCGACGTGGCCCGCGTTGTATCGCGAGACCTATCGGCAGCAGCCGGCCGCGACGACCTGGATCGGCGTCGAGAATCCCGACAACGTCGGTTATACGCGGCTTGCCACGGGTGGCGTTCCGACCGAGGCCGTGACCGCGACTGGATGGAGCATCACAACGGGCGCGGCGGTCGCCGTTCACTACGCGGTCAACCTCGCGGCCTCGGTCCTGAACGCGGTCGTCGCCGAGGTGGATCTCGCTCCCTCTTCGGGCGGCGCGACGACTGCGGACCGTATCGCGCTGGTGGTCAACCAAGGCAACGGGACCACGGATTATCGGCTTTCCATCCGGTTTACTACCACGGCCTTCCGGGTGTGGGATACCAACGGCGGCACCGCGCTTGCCACGATCACAACGTCGACGACGGCGGGGATCCGGGTGCGGGTGCTTATGCGCGGATCGAGCTGCACCGTGTGGTATCGCTCCACCGGCGCCGCCTCGCAGTCAGCGGGGGCGAAGACCTGGATCTTGGCAGCCGCCTCGACGACCCTGGTCGCTAACGCGTCGTCTCCGCTTGCGAACGGTGTCGTACGGTGGGGGCACGTTGCCGCATCGGCGGCCGTGTCCGAGTGGCGCATGGCGCAGGTTGCCGAGCTGGTCGACTCGGCGTTCTTGACCATCCGGCTGGTCGGGTACGAACTCGACGACAACACCGGCCCCTACGCGTCGCAAGCGCCGATCGGCGCCGACATGACGGCGGGGCAGATGCTCCCCGGCCTCTTCGGCGCATCCGCCGACCTGCCGGGCGGAACCCGCGTGCGACTCCTGGACGGTCCAACGGGTGCCGGCGATACCTGGACGTCCGTCGCCCAGTACACCTACGGCGTCGACAAGCTACACCCGCTGACCATCGCGAGCCCGCGGCGGGAGTGGCGCGCCACCCAGGACGCGGCCGACGAATACATCGCGTGGGCCTTGCCGGACACGGCGTCGAACGCCGTGCTGTCGGAGACCGGCTCGGTGGGGATGTACCTGGGGCGGGCGAACTTTAGGCAGGCCGACTTGGCTGGCTGGGACGGTGCCGCCTGGACCACGCTTGGGACGCTCGACCTGGCGGCGGGCTTGACGTCGCTTCCCTTCGTCCGGCGCGGCGACTCCATCGTCGTCGACGTGTCGGCGGCGTCACCGACCGCGGCGGCGTGGCTTCATCGCGGCGAGCTCGTTGGCGGGACCGTCGCGTTCGCTGGTGGCGTCAGCCGGCGGATCGCCCGGTCGACCTCCGGGCGGTGGACGTCCGGCACGCTCTCGCCGACGATCTACCTTGAGACGGTGAGCGGCGCCGAGCCGACCAGCGGGACGATCGATATATGGCGTCCGGCCGGCGTTCTGGTGGTGAACGCCGTTGGGAGCTACCGCCGGGTTCGGGTGACCTTCCGGGCGGCTGCGACCGTCGAGGACTACCTGCGCGCGGGCGTCTGCCTGATCGGGCCGTGGCTTCCGCTTGAGCCGTACAGCTGGGGGCGGTCGCTGGAGCTGATCCCAGACGTCGAGCTGGTCGACGTGGGCGGCGGCGGTCGCGTGTCGCGTGTCCGAGGCCCGGCGCGTCGGACCGTGGCGGTGTCTTGGCGCGAGGGGATCCCCACCGTCGGCCTCTATGACGGCGCGGCGCCTCCCTACCTGACGGGCTCGCACGCGATCGACGGGCGGGCGGTCGGTGCGGATACCCCGTCTCTCCTGGCGGGACTGATCGACGAGTTGGACGGCGCGGCGTCGCCCGTCGTGCTGGTCGGCGCGCTGCGCTCGGGTGTCGGGACCGCCACCCAGTCGAGCACCGAGGCGACGATCTACGGTCGAATCACGGGCACCCTGTCTCGGGAGGTGGTGATCGGCGATGAGCTGTGGTCCGAGGTACAGCGGGTCGGCGAGCTCCTGATCGAGGAAGAGCTGTGATCCGCCTCTCTCCCGACGCCCTGACCGCCGACCGCGACCTCGCGATCGTGATCTCGGTGACCTTCGCCGGCCGGGTGTGGCGGCTCGGGACGCGCACGTTTTCGGCGTCGTCTTCGCTGGGCGCCGTCGAGGTGGTCGCCGCGATCGACTCGCTGTCATGGTCGGATGAAGCGGAGCTCGCGATCGGCGAGGGCGTCGACGTCGAGCCACAGGGCGCGTCGGTCTCGGCGATCTGGCCCGACGACGTCGCCCGGCTGGTGGAGGATGGCCATCCGCTGGACGGCGCGCCCGTCGAAGTGGCGATCGCCGACCTGCTCGACAGCTGGGATAGCCGCGTTGTGTTGCTGACGGGTGTCGTCGCCGATCCGGTGTACGGACGGCTCGGCGAGCCGGTCACTTTCACGGCGGACGCCTCGAGCATCGACGAAGCCGGCACGGTGTTGGCGGTGCCGATCGACGAGTCGACGCACACCCTGGAGATCGACTACTCCGCCGAGCTGGCGCCCGTCGTCTTCGGGGCGCCGGGCTACTACGTCGGCGCCGAGGGCGGATCCAAGCGATACAGCGGCTCGACCGCGTACACCGTCGGATCCGCGGTGCCCTATGACGCAGTCATCGCGGGTCACCACGTCCAGGCGTTGACGGTGCTGGCTCGCGATGAGGACGCCGGCGGCGGGTGGGTGGCGTCGACCGTGATCAACGGGTTCGACAACCAAGGCAACCCGATCGCCAGGATCAACCTACCACAAGTCCCGAAGGCGACCGGGCTTCTCCAGGTCCAACCGGCGGCTGTCGCGGGCGGCGCGGTCGGCGTTACGGTCGACATCCTCGGCGTGACCCTGACGGGTGTGGCGGCGCCTCGGACCGCCGGCGCGAATGACTTCGATGGCACCCTCGTCACCCAGGCGCTTCTGGCGACAGAGATCGCAGCAGCCGTCAACGACGTCGCCAACGATTTCACGGCGTCGGCGACCGCCCTGGGCGCCGTGGTTCGCTTGACCGCCGACGTCGGCGGAGAGGACGGGAACGAGACGCTGTCGCCATCGTCGCCCGTGATCACGGCGACCGGCATGGAAGGCGGCGTAGACCGGTGGGTATTCGGCAACGCGATCTCCGTCAGCTGGCAGCCCGTCTCCGCGGGCGGCGATGGGGGCGGCCTGCTCGACGCTGACGGCGGGCTGGTCGACACCGCCGGCGAGATCCTGACGTGGCTACTCCGACGGTCGACGGTACCCGTGGACCTGTCGCGCTGTCTCTCGGCGGTGGACGCGCTGTCTTGGTGTCGAGTCAGCGGATCGATCGAAGAGCAATGCACGCCGCTCGACTGGATACGCGCGCACCTCCTGCCGATCCTGCCGGTCGCGCTGGTGAGCGGGCCGCGCGGCCTGTACCCGCTGATCACGCGCTGGGAAGCGACGACGCGTGACGCGGTGACCTCGCTGGACGCCGATCGCGACCTGCTAGAGCTGGTCGGTGGCGTGACGGTCTCGGGATCGCCGGCGTCTGAGCTGTCGATCGACTTCGCCCGGGACGTGGCGGCCGGCACCTACCACGGGCGCGAGGGCCTGACGGGCGCGTGGTCTCCTCTGCCCGGGTGGTGGGCGGCGTTCGGGACCGCGTCGAACGTTTACACTCGAGCAAGCCTGCAGCGCCACGGGCGACGGACCGCCCCGGTGCTACAGTCCGACATCATCGTGGATCGCGTCGTCGCCCAGCGCGTCCTTGCCTGGAAGTCGGCGGCGCTCTGGACACGTCACCGGCAGGTCGCGTACACTGGCCCCCGCGAGGTGCTAGGGTGGCTTCAGCCCGGCGACGTCGTTAGCCTATCGCACGGCGACCTCCACCTGACCGATCGCGTCGCGCTCGTGCAGGCGGTCTCCGACCACCTGTCGGCGGCGCCGACCGTACGTCTTACCATCCGAGAGGCGCCACCGGGCGCAGGGGAGTGACCACATGGCGCGTCAGGCACAAGGAACCGTTGCAGTCTCGATCGAGCTGACGGAGCTCGACACCCAGGCAGGGATCGCGGCTGCCGCGACGAACCTGCAGCACGTCGCCACCAAGGCCCGGCAGATGTCCAGCGGCACGGCGAACGGGGAGATCGATCGGGTGTGGAGCACCGCGTCCGGCTCGGTCGGCACCGGCGGCGCGTCGATTGACCTGGTCGGGTCGCTGACCTCGCAGATCGCCGGCGGTGCGACGACCTCGTTTGCCGACGTGCAGTACGTGTACCTCGAAAACACGGCCTCGGCCGGGAACCTTTTGGTTGGCGGCGCGGCGAACCTCATCGGGATCCTGTCCGGCGCGACTGACAAGATCGTCATCCCGCCGGGCGGGGCGCTGCTGCTCGACCTCGGAACCGCCGGCCTCGCGACGACCGCCGGGACTGCGGACCTCATCCCGGTCTCGGCGAGCACGGGGACTGTGACGTACAAGGCCCTCATCGCCGGCCGGTCCGCCTGATATGCCGATCGACGTCCTACAGCACGATGACGTAGTCCGCATCGGGAGGACGTGGATCCTCGACGGTACCGCGCCCACGGCTGACGACGGGACGATCGAGACGCTGTCGACGGTCCAGTGTGAGATCCGCTCGGAGCCCGGGGGCCTGCTACTGGTCACATGCTCCGGGACCGTCTCGGGTGCCGGCGGGGCGTGGACGGTCGAGGCCGCATACGCCGACACCGCGCAGCTCGTGCCGGGCTTCGCAGTTTACGAAGTCGTCGCCACCCTGACCAACGGCCGGCGCGTAACGCTGGTTGAAGGGAGCCTGCAGATCGTACGGACCGCGACGGTGTGGACGTGACGATCCGCCTCACACCGCGGGTCTACACGGTCGGCGGGCCGCGCGTGTACACGATTCGACTGCGCTCGGGCGCCGTCGGCTCCGGTGCCGCGCTGGTCGCGGACGGTGACCGGGGCGACATCACCGTCTCGAGCGGCGGCACGGTGTGGACGCTCGACAGCCCAGTGGCCACCGCTCGGCTCGGGACTGGGACCGCGGACAACTCGACCTTCCTGCGCGGCGATCAGACGTACGCGCACATCGAGGCGGTCCGCTTCGCGGTCAAGAACACGAGCGGCGGCCAGCTTCTCGCCGGCACCCCGGTGTATGCGACGGGGTCGGTCGGCGCGTCGGGCGCCACCGAGGTGGCGGCGGCGGACGCCGGAAACGCGGCGAAGATGCCGGCGATCGGGCTTCTGGAGGCGACCCTTGCGCAGAACGGGCAGGGGTTCGCCACTTCGCTTGGGATCGTGCGGTCGCTCGACACGTCCGCCTATCCGATCAACGGTGTGGTCTTTGTCGCCGTCGGCGGCGGGCTGACCGGCACCCGACCGACCGGGACCACGGAGCTGGTCCAAAACATCGGCCGCGTGGTCCGCGTCCAGGCGTCGACCGGCGAGATCCTCGTGATGGGGCCGGGCCGTACGAATGACGTCCAGAACTTGGTTCCCGCGGTACGCTTGGGGACCGGCACGGCGGACGCGACCACGTATCTGCGCGGCGATAGCACCTGGGCGACGGTGAGCGCGGGCGGCGTGACGGACGGTGACAAGGGCGACGTCACCGTCTCGGGCTCGGGCGCGACCTGGACCGTCGACGCGGTCGGTGGCGTGACGGCGTCGAACGTTGCGTCGCACGTCGCTTCGACGTCGAACCCCCACGCGACGACCGCAGCCCAGGTGGGCGCCGATCCGGCTGGGACTGCCGCCTCCGCCGTCTCGACTCATGCGGCGCTCACCTCTGGCGTTCACGGGATCTCGGCGTTCGGCGCCTCGCTTGTTGACGACGTCGACGCAAGCGCGGCTCGGACCACGCTCGGACTCGCGGCTATCGCGTCGAGCGGGTCGGCGTCGGACCTGACCTCTGGCACGGTCGGGACCGCGCGACTGGCGAGCGGCACGGCGAGCGCGTCGACCTACCTTCGCGGCGATCAGACCTGGTCAGGGATCACGGCCTCGGACGTGGGAGCGCAGGCGTCCGACGCCGACTTGACCGCGATCGCGGCGCTGTCCGGGACGGGTATCGCACGCCGCACGGGCGCCAACACGTGGTCGGTCGGCACCTTGGTCACGGGGGCGGAGCTCGCGACGAACACGGTCGCGCTGTCGAACCTCGCGACGATCTCCACCGCCCGGATTCTCGGACGCGTCACCGCCGCCACGGGTAACGTCGAGTCGTTGACCGGCACCCAGGCGACGACGCTTCTCGACGCTTTCACATCGACTCTCAAAGGACTGGCCCCCGCTTCTGGCGGCGGAACGACCAACTTCCTCCGCGCCGACGGGAGCTGGGCGGCTCCTTCCTCGGGTGGCGTCACCGACGGCGACAAGGGCGACATCACCGTCAGCAGCTCGGGGACGGTGTGGACGATTGACGCCGGTGTCGTCACGTACGCGAAGATCCAGAACGTCAGCGCCACCGACCGCCTGCTTGGACGGTCCACCGCGGGCGCCGGCTCCGTCGAGGAGATCGCCTGTACCGCGGCCGGTCGCGCCATCCTGGACGACGTCGACGCGGCGGCACAGCGGACCACGCTCGGACTGGCGACGATCGCATCCTCGGCGAGCGCGTCGGACCTGACCTCTGGCACGGTCGGGACCGCGCGACTGGCGAGCGGCACGGCGAGCGCGTCGACCTACCTTCGCGGCGATCAGACCTGGGCGGTACCGCCCGGGGGCGGCGGCTCGGGTATCACCACATCGCAGGCGGTCTCGGCCGCTTGGCTTACTGGGGTTTGAATGCTTCTCCTACCGTCGACCACCGATAGCCTCGAGCTGGTGACATCCGCCGCGGTCGCGGTTGATTACGTGGCGGCCTGGGCGGATCACACCTCGTCCGGCGTCGCGGCTTCCGCGGGTACCGGTCAGGTGTCGACGGCGACGACGACAACGATCGTCGCGGCGCCCGGGGCGTCGACCCAGCGGCAGATCCGCGGCTTGACCCTGCGGAATGCCGGGACGTCCAACACGACGGTCACGGTCCAAGCGAAGCCCAGCGGGACGGCGCGTACGATCGTCAAAGCGACGGTCCAACCCGGGCATACCCTGGCGTATGCCGACGGGCGCGGGTGGTATTCCATCGACTCGGCGGGTCGCGAACGAACGCAGCGATCCGACGCCCAGACGGCGGGCTACTCGGTCTGGGCGCACAAGGTCGGCGCGGCGACAGAAGCGGCGGGTATCTGGCATTCGCACCACGCGTCGACCGGGACGCCGGGCGCGTGGTCTCCTGGCACGCCGGGTGTCGGTGGGCGTGCGACCGACGGAACGACGCTCGCCGATGATGGCGTGCTCAAGCTGCCCACCGCGGGCGCCGGTCTGAGCCTGTACCTCACCCAGCTGCAGACCGTGGCGACGGTCGCCTGTCAGATCGTCATCATGGACTATCTGTGGGTCAATACTGGACTATCGCCGACGACGACGACGGCGCAGACGGTGACCTCGGTAGCGTTCCCCGCGCGGGACATCGAGTCGACGACGAGCGGGAACGGGGTCGGTCTGGCGATCCTGGTCACGACCGCGACCACGAACGCCGGCGCCGTCACGACGATCACGGCGTCATACACTGACAACCACGGGAACGCCGGGCGAACCGCCACGATGGCGAGCTTCCCGGCGACGGCGGTCGCGGGCACGCTGATCCCGTTCCAGCTTGCCGCGGGTGACGAGGGCGTCCAGGCCGTCGCGTCGATCACGCTCGGGACCACCCTGGGTGGCGGTGCGATCTCGCTGGTGGCGTACCGGCCGATCGCCGTCTCCCCGAACCCGGTGGCGCAGATCAGCAGCGTCAACAATTTGTCGCCTGAAGGCATCAAGATCGAGCAATCCGCGGCGTTGATCCCGGTGCAATACGCGACCGCAACGACCGCCACCACGCACCAGCTCTGGGCGCAGGTGGTGCAGCGGTGACCGGCGGCGAGGGGCGAGCGGGTGAGGGCGTGGATCTGGCGTCGCCCGTGACGTGGGATCGGATCGAAGACCTCGGGTGTACCTGTGGAGCGCGGATCTACGCGCCGCGGGGCCTCCAGGGTGCAGTCGGTCAGTACGGCGTCTGCGCCGACGAGGACCATCGGATGGTGTGGAGTCTGTCAGTCGTCGGTCCCGACATCGTCGGCGTTTCCGACGGCGTTCTCCCGATGGGACTACACCACGCCCTGACGATCTGACGGGGACTGATTAGCCCTGACTGGCCCTGTGACGACACCCGGAAGCGACGTGTTACGCTCGCGGTGTGAGCAGGGGGGCGGTATGAGTGAGGACGGAACGGCGCTGATCTTGTCGCGCCTCCAGGCGGTGGAGCGAGACCTGAACGGGCTGCAGAAGGAACTCAAAGAGCACCGCTCGGCGTCGCAAGCGAGAGAGGACCGGCTGATTAAGGCTTTCCAGGATCAGTCGAAGACCCTGCTAGACGCGCTGGTGGCGCAGCAGGCGGCCCATCAGGGCGCCGAGTCCGCTAAGGTGGCGGCGAGCTCGGACTTGTGGAAGCACGCGCTCACGTCGCTCGTCTCGATCGTGACCGGTTTCGCGGCGCTGATCGGCTGGGACGCGGTGCAGAAGTGAAGCTTTCCCCTAACTTTACGCTGCAAGAACTCACCCAAACCAGCACGGGCCTTGAGAACATCCCCGGCCCGGTGGAGCTTGCGAGACTGCAGGCCCTCGCCCACGGTCTCCTGGAGCCGGTGCGCGCGATCCTCGGCGTCCCGCTCCGCATCACCTCGGCATACCGGAGCCCGGGGGTCAACCTCGCGGTGCGCGGCTCGTCCTCGTCCGCCCACCTGACGGGCGACGCGGTCGACCTGGTCCCGGTGGGGATCCCGGTGGAGTCGGCGATGCGCGCGATCTATGAGGCGCATCGGGCGGGGCAGTTGCCCACCTTGGATCAGGCCATCGTCTACCCGTCGGGCAACTTCCTGCACCTGGGCCATCCCAGGGGAGCGGCGAAGGCGCGGGGCGACCTGCTACGATCGTCCGCGCCTTCGGGCTCGGGCGGGCCTTACTCGACCTGGCGGCCCTGACCTCGAGCGGCCTCGACAAGACGATGTAGGATGCGGACCTCTTGCACGTCGGCGATGAGGTGGCGCACGATCGCCTCCAGGTCGCCGGCGAGGTACCGGCCGAGCACCTGGGAGCCGTCGATCTGATCTTCGGCCACGGCCTGGTCAAGGTACGACACCCAGTCGGACAGCCGCGAGGTACCGGTCGGGCGTCCACCGTACGACGGCACGGGGATCAGCTGCATCGTGTCGACGATGTGCGGGCCGGGGCCCCAACGGTCGCGAGGCATGAAGGCGCGAAGGATCAAGGGGTACTTCGTCGGGCTACGTAGCGCACGGGCCGCCAGAAAGGGCGCGTCAAAGCCGCGGATATTGTGCCCCACGATCTGGCAGTGTCGCCCGCAATGGCCGTCGAGGTACGTCTCAAGCTCCGTCAGGACGTCGCCTTCGATGTAGGACGTCCAGGCCGTGACGTCGTCGTCGCCCGACTGCACGCCGATCGCCAGCACGCGACCGCCGATCGCAGGCGCCCGTCCGACTGGGTCGAGGCTCTCCTTCTGCCACTGCTCGCGCGCCCAGTCGGCGCACTTCGTGGCAAAGTCGGCGTCAGAGTCAGCCTTCAGGCGCTTGACCTCGTCAGGGGCACGGGCCATCCATCGCCCGGGGGGCTCTGTCATGCCAGGGCGGGCGTCCACGGGGACGGTCTCGATATCAAGATAGATCGTGCTCACGCTTGCTCCTCTCGGATAGTCAGGTCAACGACGGTGCGCGGCGCCAAGATCGGAACCTGCGCGATGATGCGGACGGCGGTCGGCGGAGTCGTCGGCGACGACAGCTGCACCCGGAGGCGCAGTCCACCGTAGGAGTCCGGCGCCCACCAGACGTCCATCGACGTCGGTAGGCAATCGACGCCCTGCCCTGGGTGTCGGGCGATGGCCGCGAGCATCGCGGGATCCGCGGTCCCGGCGACGAGGTGGCGCGTCCCGCGCTTGATCTCGGCCTGGGCTTCGGCAAGCGGGACGGCCGCGGGCAGGTCTTCGGGCGTCGGTCGCCAGTACCGGAAGCCCGACGCGGGGTCCCACGGGTTCCGTTTTGTGCCGCTCTTACCGATCATTCTCGCCGCTGAAGGCCGTGCAATCTCACGGGCGACGCGGTCGCGACTGACGGTAAGGCCGGCGGCGATCTGCGCGATCGTCACGGGCTCGGGCTGGGCCAGCACCCAGGCGACGATACGGCGACCGAGTCCGGGATCTGGCGGCCCGTCGGTCGACGGCGGCGCGGGCGACTCGGGCTCGGGCGGCGGCTTGGGCTTGGGCGTCGGTGCCGGCTTCGGCGTCGGTGCCGTCGGCCTCTCCGGTGCCGGTGCCCGCTCCGGTGCAGGTGGCCACGTCGTCGGCGCGGGCTCGGCGGCGGCGGCTGGCGTGACGACCTTCCGTCGCCCGGGAGGGGCGGGGATCTCGGCGACCTGACGCGTCGGCGGAGTCGGCGGCTCGCCGAACTGCCGGCGAAACGCGGCGACTGACCACCACACATCGCCGACCGGGACACAAGCTCCGGCGGTCTGTAGCCGGCGGAGCGCGGTCAAGACGCCGGCCCGATGCGCCTCGACTGACCGGGCGATGGCGTCCAGCTCCCACCGGTCTCGCCACCCGAAGCGAAGGCGGATCGCGGCGTCGAGCTTGTCCGCCGCGACCTGGTGAGAGTCTTCGCCCGCGCTGCGGGCTGTGAGCATGGCGTCGCGCATCAGAAAGGGATCTCATCGTCGGCGGCGGGCTTGCGCGCGGGGGCGGCGTCCGAGCCGGCCGGCTTGCCACCGACCAGCTCGACCTCGTCCGCGTTGACCTTCACCCAGGTCTTGCCCTCGCGGTCTTCGGTCCAAAGCTCGCCACGAACGGCGACGACCTGCCCCTTCGGCAGTAGCCCGCGTTCCAACATTCCGGCGCCGCGCTTACCCCAGAGGGTCACGTCAACCCAGGTGGTGACGCGCTTGTCGCCGAACCCGTGGTCGCAGGCGACCGAGAACGACGCGCCGCCGGTGGCGCCTGGGATGGCACGGGCGTCTTTCCCGAGACGACCGACGATAGTACAGTGGATCATGTGTTCTCTCCGTTGTTATTCCAAAATGCTTGACTAATAGGTGTGAGCGACAGTCGCGAGCGCGCTGAGGACCACGGCCGCGACCACGACCACGACCGCGACCACAACCCCGACCACGACCGCGACCGCGGCCCCGACCACGACTCCGGCCCCGGGGCGGTGCGGCCAGCGCGTAGGGCGATCATGGCGCATCCTCCGACCACGACCGCGACCGGCGGCGCGAGCTTGACCAAGACCAAGACCCCGACCACGACCGCGACCAAGATCCGGAGACGTCTCGTCCAGCGCGTAGGGCGATCATGGCGCATCCCCCGACCCCGACCCCGACCCCGACCGCAACCCCGACCGCGACCGCGACCGCGACCACGACCGCGACCACGTCCGCAACAGCGACCGCGACCCCGACCACGACCGCGGCGCCGCAGTCCAGAATCCAGCGCGTAGCGTCACCACTAGCGCACGTCGCGGGGGAGCGGATGGGGCCACGGCGCGACGTCAACGATCGCGGCACGCGAGACGATGCACAGGCCCTCGCCCGGATAGGGCTCAACTTCTTGCAGTTTCCCGGTCGCAAGCGCGGCGGACCAGCGGCCGGTGTCCGCGATCCAAGCGGCGCAGGACAGAACCAACTCGCCAGGGTATACGCGGACAATTCGGCCCGTGTAGTACATCGTCACCGTGCGAACGATCACGGCGTCTCCGATGGTGTAAGGGTGCTCGCTGCTGGTGATCATGGTCTCTCCTTTGTTGTTTTGCTCTTTGACACTTGAAACCCGCCGGACCACGATCCGGCGTACAGATGCGGGCCAGCGCTTGAGCGCATCGCGTAGTGCTGGCCTCCCCACGTCGACCACGACCAGGGGCTATGCGCCGCCGCGGCGCGGTCATTCTGCCCCCGACCGCGACCCCGACCGCGACGCCGACCACGACCACGACCACGGCCACGACCACGAACATGACCGCGGCCCCGACCACGACCGCGACCGCGGCCGCGACCGCAACCACGACCGCGACCCCGACCGCGACCCCGACCACGACCACGACCACGGCCACGACCACGACCATGACCGCGGCCCCGACCACGACCGCGACCGCGGCGTCGCCCCCGCAAGTAGCGTCACCACTAGCGCACGTCGCGAGGGAGCGGATGGGGCCACGGCGCGACGTCAACGATCGCGGCACGCGAGACGATGCACAGGCCCTCGCCCGGATAGGGCTCAACTTCTTGCAGTTTCCCGGTCGCAAGCGCGGCG